AACCTGATTCACGTTCTTGCCGGTCCACACAATCGACTCCGCCGGAGTCGACTTGCTCGACAGCTTCCGGAGCGGCGACTTGTCGGCCTCCCGGTCCTCGCCCTCGCCCGGTGCCAGGTCGTCAGTGTCCTGGCCGCGAAGGCGGCGCTTTCGCGCAAACTCCTTGGGATCTTCGACCGGGGTGGTACCGGTCACCCGGGCCAGTTCCCGGGTGTCGTCCCCCGGGGTGTCTGCTGGCAGCGTCACCGCATTCTCCGGCCTCCGCTCCTCGTCCCGAACAGCCTTGCTGTTCTGCGGGCTGTTCCTGTTGATCGTCATGCGTAACGCCTTCCGCCATAGTAGATCCGGCCGTTAACGACCGGCACCAGCTCGGGAATGACCGTGCCCCCGTCAACGGTGAGCACGCCCATTGCCTGCTGCCAATCCCCGGCCAGTCGCAAATAGCCGGCCTTGCCGGTGTGCATCCCGTGCCCCACCTCAAGCCCCCATCGGGTGCGGGTGTGGCCCGGGGTCCCCTCCGTCCAGTGGATAAGCCCGGCGCGGTGCGTGTGCCCGCACACCACCGACCTGCCGGACTTTCTTGCCAGCCCCAGTGCCGTCGCGCCTGGGGTTGCGTACAGGCGACCCTCGTCGCCATGCATCAACAGCCAGCCGGGGGCCAGCTCATACGGCTTCCGGTGATATGTCACCCCGATCTCCTCATACCGCAGCAGCGCATCGATGCGCAGCGCGGTAAGGGAGGACAGGCCGGGCGCGTACCGCTTGACATAATTCTCGATGCGGTCTCCGTGGTTGGACCGCATCACGTGGAACTCGCCCTTACCGATGGCCTGGCGGAAGTTGAGCATCACGCCGTGGGTGATGTCCAGGTGCTTTTGCAGCGTCGGCTCGTACTCGCCGGCCAGCGCCTTGGTCCACCGGCTCACCTGCGGTGAGTCGATCTCATCCCCGACGCAGGCGAGGGTGGTGGGCCTGAACTTTTCAACGAACTCCCACATGGCGTTGAGCGCTCGCATGTCGTGGTATGGGATTTGCAGGTCGGGAATGATGACGATGGACTTCACCACGGACCCACTGCCTTGCGACAACTCCCGTTCAGCCATTCGCGGAACTTGTCAGTCATGCTGTTCTCCCAGCACGAACAGTCTTGGCACCGACAAGTTATGTCGCCGCACTGCCGGCTTGATGCTGTACGCCGACACCTGAATGCGCTTGACGCGCAGCTCGCCGGCCGCGATGCCAACCACTTCACCTTCATTCATCCACAGGCTCGACCCGTGGCGTCCCGGATAAACCACCCGGGAACCGACACGGATAGGGACACCCCGCCAGTCCTTCACAGTCCTACCCTCTCTCGGAATGCGTCAGGACCGAACTGCGTCAGGAACGAGTTCGAGTCCTCCCCCTCAGGCATCACCGCGATGCGGGCGCCCTCCATCGACTTCGCTACGAGCCTCGCGGCGTCCCGGCCCGGCTTATCGCCATCCGCCACAACCACCACATCCAGCCCGGCAAACACCCGTGGCCAGTGCTTGGATTTCTGCCAGGTGGATGTTCCGGGGTATCCCACGGCCGGAATGCCGGCAATGGCCGACACTGACATGGCATCGATTTCCCCCTCGGTGATCACCACGCAATCCTTCGCCGCGAGCACGGCTCGGGCGTTGTAGAGCCAGCCCCCGCCGCCCTCGATACCCAAGTACTTCGGGCACTTCTCCGCCTTGCAGTCGTGGTCATCGATGCAGCGGAACTTGATATCTACCGGGCCTGCGGGCGTCAGGTACGGAATAGAAAGCCGGCCCTTCATCATCTCGTGGCCGGGGGCCGGCTCGTCCACATAGCCGAGCCGATACCGGCGGGCCACAAGCTCCGGATGCAGGCCGCGCTCGGTCAAGTAATCCCGGGCCCTAGTCCCACAGAGAGAGTCCAGACTTTGCTGGTACAGCAAAGTCGCTTGTTCCAGAGACTCCCTCAGCTCGGTCCCTAGCTTGCGCACGCGTCAACCCCTCCTGACACATAAAAAGGTCGACCGCGTCCCCCCCCACGCCGCAGGCGAAACAGGTGAATCGCTGCTTGTCCCAGTCGATGGATGCGCTGGGGCGGCTGTCGTCGTGGAATGGGCACCGGAGTTTCGTCCGGCCTGTTCTACACTGGTAGAGGGACGGCTCCGCCCCCAACTCGATGAGGGTTGGGCCTATGGGGAACTTCCACCGGAGTTGGCGGTCCATCATCATGCCGGTACTCCTCGATCCAGCCGGTGGAGAGGCAACGGCCGCAGCCCACCTCGATGTCGTACGTCAACGACGTACGCCAATCGAATGCGCTGAGCGTCTGATAGCCGGCCGTGTCGCAGTCCGGACAAGGCTTATCGATGACCATGTAACTCATTTCTTTGCGACCAGGTACAGCACTACCAGCGGGAAGAGCAGCAGCATCCACATTGGCATCGTGATGGACTGCGCTACGAACTCGTTCACTCCGGAATGTCCAGCGCCGCCCGTACGGCGGCGTCCTTGGCTTCCAGCAGCTTCCGCAGGGCAACGCTAGTCTCCGGGCCGGCGGGTAGCGTCCCGTCCACGAAAGACGCCAGCTCCTCGAATCGCTCGGAGACCCTTGCCAGGTCCAGCGACAGGTGTGCTGAGCTGAAATAGCGCATGATGGGGTTCACGGAACCTCGATTCCCAGGTCGTATTCGTACTGCTCATGCTCCGCCGCCAGGGCGGCCCACAGGTGCAAAGGCATCACCACAAAGGCGTCCTCCACTGAACCGCTGGAGAACTTCCCCCGCCGATTCTTCACCACCGCCGCATACCAGGGGTGACCGTTGTTCTCCGCCTCCGCTTTCGCCTGCCGCAGATACAGCGGCAGGTTGATCCGGGCCTCCGCCTTAGCCTCAAGGGTCCAGCCCTTCGGGCCGTTCAGGAAGTCGCCCTTGTCGAACCTGCCGGTCAGGGGCGACCGGGACATGCCCGGCCACCACTTCCGCAGGTAGGAGACGACACGGGTCTCCCAGCGGGTGCCAGCGGCCTTACTCGGGCTGCTCATACTCGGCCAGGTTCGTGTAGCCGGCGCCGTCCTCCATGTAGCCGATCCGCTGGTATTCCAGGCCCCCATCGGTGAACACGCTGCCGCAAGAGCAGCCAACGAAGTCATGCCGGTGCTTAGACTCGACTTCGTCCCCGCATTGCAGGCACTTCACCGCATTGCGAGTCAACTTCGGCCGAGAACCCAACGGTGCCCACTCCTCGGGTCATGTATCGAGCAGTACGCTAGGTCGGCGTACAACACGGACTGGAGGCTGCCGTCCGCCGCCGCGCGGCCGGACCGGTTCTTGACAGGGCTGATACGCAGCTCGCGTCCCTCGCCCCAGTGCATCGTGAGAACCAATTCAACGTTTTTGCCCGGTTTCCATTCCAGGCCACCCAGCGGGATCGGCTGGTTACCGTCTTCGTATTTGCCGACAGCGTGGGCTAGGATCAGCACGTGCGATTCCGATTCACGGCTGAGGCGCTTCAGATTATCGACAACGGACCGCGTCGCGGCCCAATCCTTGTCTGCGTTGCTACTAGCCTGGACGTCGATGAGATTGTCGATGACCACAAGCTCCGGGAACTGCCCGTAAACTTCGGCGTACGCCTTGACCTCGAGATAAATATCCTCGACAGTGGGCTGCTGGTCGTCGGCCCACCGAATGTGGGTGAGATTGTCCAGGGCAGCCTGAACCTGGGGCGACCCGACCCCCGTGGTCTCGACCGCCTCTTGGGTCCAGCCGAGGACTACCGCCGCCGCCCGGACGGCCATCGTCGCGAGATCCGTATCGGCTGAGACGAACAGCGTCGGCACCCGCGCCTCTATGGCATATGAGAGCGCCACGATGGTTTTCCCGCCACCCGGGGCCGCCGCCAGCAGAGAGCATTGGCCGCGCCGGAACGCGACCCTGTGTTCTGCCAGCGACGGCCACGGCATCGGCAGCTCAGCGGCCAGGGCGCCCTTGCGGCGTACAGCCTGACCGAGAGACCTCACTCGGGATCTACCCCATGATCAAGCTTCCGTAGGCCGGAGATGTACCTCTGCGCTAGCCTCCGGCAGTCGCCCCACGTCGCCCTGCCGTCCTGCGCTCGCTGAATGTGGCTCAGGACCAGTGCGGTCGCCGGAGTCAGCCGACCTGGAAGGAATCCTCCAGTCGAGGGCCTCATGCCCTCTAGGCGCGCGAGTTCTTCCATGGGAACGCCATGCCGGGCGAGGAACTGTGCCACGATGCAGCCCGGCTTGTTGTCCCCATGCACGTAGCGGCAAGGGGGCGTAAAGCGGTCTGCCTCGGGAGACCCCCGGTAGACGTAATCCTCGCCGAACCCGGCGACGATGGCGGCCAAGGTTGGATCGATGTCGTCAACAGTGATCCGATAGCTTAGGTTGTGATCGCTCACGAGGAGATCCAGCGCTCAAGGCCGGAAAGGTCGGCGCCAGGCTGCGGCACCCAAACTTTGCGGTCGCCGTCCCAGCGCACCTGACGGTTCGCTTTGAGCTGATTGATGAACGGGTCGGCGTACGGCTTATCCTTCCACGGGATGCGAAGAACGACGCCGGCCGGGCCGGCGTTGTACTGAGGCTGAGGCTGCACCTGCGGGGCGTACTGAGGCTGGGGCATGACCTGAGCCCCCGGCATCATATTCTGGACGGTCTGAACGGCCCCACCCATCGGGGAGAGCGTCCGGGCCATGTCCGTCAGCAGCTCCTCCGCCGCCGCATCTGCGGCGGAGTTGTCCTCGTCCTCGGGTGAGGAGTAGAGGGCGACCAGATTGAGCCGGAACTCGTCTACGTTGGCGCCGCCAATCACGTAGATTGTGCCGTCGTGCTTCTTGATGCTGGCCTGCACTGCGAGGGTCATGCGGCACCATCCATTGCGGCAGCGTCCACCTCTGCGTATTCGAGTGCATGGCGCAGCATGCGGGACTCGGGAATGCTGAGCCCAATCACGCCATCACGGACGTCGAGCCAGACCTTGGTCTTCTGGTCCAAGAGCCTGGGGATTTCGCTGACGGAGACGTTGATGTCGGCCTTCCGTTCGCCAATGAACATGTCTTGGTCCACGCATTCCCCCCTCGGGAAGTGTCGCAAAGTTGATTTGCGAATATCTGAGCGGGTCCAACCCCACCTTTGGACTCGCGCGCGCCGCGCCACAAGAAACGCCAGCGCTCCCGCCGGTCGTTACCGCGCGTACCTACGGACGGAGTCCGTAGGCGGTCGCGCGCCCGGGTTGGCCGGCACCGCTACTAATCTTGCCGACAGGGCCGGCGGCTCACGCCGCCTCCACATATTCAGTGCGAACTGCATACTCGGTGCCGCCCGCCGCAGGGCAGAACCGGCGCACGAGGCACCGCGCGCAGTGCTGGTCCAGGTTCGGCAAGTACAGGCCCCGCCGTTCCGCCTCATCCATCCGCTGGTACATCTGCGCCAGCAATTCCGGCGTCAGATACGCGAGGCTCCGAGGCTCCGTCAGCTCCGCTGTACGGGCCATGAAGTAGCTGCCCCACGTGACAGGTAGCCCGAGCATTTCTGACAGCTCCACGGCGTACGTAGCGAGCTGGAGGGGGTGCTGGGGCACCCGGCTGCCCGTCTTCTTGTCCACCACCAGGAAGCCTTTGGAGTCCTTGGACTCCAAGACCATGTCCACGAATCCCCGGACTGGCACGCCATTCAGATTGCACAGCACCGGCACTTCTAGTGCCGGCGCGCCGTCCGGCAGTGCCGCCACCTGCCACCGTGGGCCCGCTTCCCACCAGTCCGCGTAGCGCTGAACCATGTCAGCGCCCGCGTTCCGCCACCACTCCACGTCCTCACCGTGGGGCTTGTCCTTGGAGGGACGGCCAGCCGTGAACCACTTGGACAGGTCCGGTTCCTTCTCGCGCGCCCGCTCAATCTCGGCCGAGTATTCGGCGGCCCACACCTGCGCCAGCTTTTGACGGCCGGCCTCTAACAGGATGGGGTGTCCCGCGAACATTTCTCGGTCGAACCACTCCGTCGCGGAGTGGTAGGCGGTGCCGGCCGGGAACCACACGGCCTGCGGGGCGGGGACCTGGCGGACCCGCTCCAAATAATACTTGTAGGAGCATTCAGTCCAGGTGTTGAGCTGGCTATAGCTGCGCGCCTTCGGCTGCTGTAGGCGTGACAACGCCAGCTCCATTCTGTAGTTTTGTCCCGGGGTACCCTCCCGGTCCCAGCCCGTAGCCCGATTCCCCTTACCAGGGATGCCGTAACATTGCCCTGGCCGCTGGCCCTGTCCCCCCAAGCACTAGCTAACCTAGTGCAGCTTCCCTATCCCACAAGGGGACCTCCCGGATTATCACCCGTTCGGGGCCCGCCCTGAAACGGCGCAGATGCAGCAGATGAGCCCCCGTAGCCGTGGAAGTCCGTCACGCCCAGGGCGCCATCATGTGGACCGCTTCCACCTGACCCCGGTACTCGTACCCCACGATCTCCCACTCACCGTCGAAATGCTCCCCCAGGTACGCCCCTAGATTTTCATGGGCCACCGTGCACGGTGGCAGCAAGACCGCCACATAATGGGTGTCCGAGCAGTGCAGCATGAACCCGCCCGCGAAAGGCGTGCCCCACGGGCGGGTTTCCGCCGGCAGAGAGGTCAGTAGCGCATTGATCGCAGGGATGTGCCGCTCGTATGCGAGCGGTGACCCGTAAGCCGGTGGGTCGAATGTTGCTAGGGCCACAGTTCCCCCCAGGAACGTTGAGGCCGGGTGGGAGGTTGCCTCCGCTGCTCCCCCCACCCGGCAAAAGGATCTTAGGCCGATCCGTCTTCGCCGGGCAGTCCCTCGAACGGGCTAGGCCGCAGGGCCGGCGGTCCTGAGGCGCCGCCTCTCGGGCGCGGTCAGTCCGCCCCACACGCCGTACAGATCGTCCTCCTGCGGCATGCTCAGGGCCAGCGATAGGCACTCGGCGGTGATCGGGCACACCCGGCACAGCGCCTTGGCCGGCCGGTAGGCCGTCGTTTCCGGGAACATCACATCAGGCTGCCCGTAGCAGGCCCCCTGCTCGACGGGCACGCCGGCAAGCAAGTCCTCGATGGTCTCCCGGACCGCTGAGCGCAGTCGCGGCGGGTGTCTCCTCGCTGGCATGGGCATGAACCTAGACCATGTTCAAACACGCACAAGTAGACCGCCGGAAAGGTCACCCGTTTGGGTGTTTTCCGGCGGTCTCCTCTTGCGGGGCGTGAATCGGTTTTTACACTACGCCTTTACCGGGGGTTGGGGGGGCTTAGCCCCTGGCCTGTAGGCCAGGGGGCTACAAACGTGGAGCGTCCTCGCGCTCACCCACGTAGACCCAATGCGGCCAAGCCGCCTTGCCTCGCGGCGTCGCCGCCGGACGCCGAGAAGGCGCCCCCTCCCCAACGGCCAGCAACGCGCGAATGTCTTCGCTGCATACGACACAGAGAGCCACGATGCCTCCGCGACCGGTGAACCGGTCGCGGATTTCGAACTCCACCACCTGGCCAGCGTGCACAGCACGTTTGCTCGCGCAGTCCATCGGTCAGCCCTCCCGCCGCAGGGGAATCACGGTACCGCCACCGGCCGGCCGGCCGGTGAGCCACCCACCGTTACGAAGGTAGGCGTTGCGGGCGCGCTTGTCCTCCTCGGCGTCCAGGTACTTCTCCGTTGTGGCCTCGGTCTTGTGACCGAGCAGCGCTTTGGCGGTGCGGATGCTCCCCGACTTACGTCGGGCCATGTCACCCGCCGTCCGGCGGGTGACATGGATACCCTGCCGGTGCTGCTTCTCCGCCGGGATACCGATGGCCGTCATGGCACGCTTCACCACGACGATCGGTTCACCGATCGGCTGCGTGGGGTAACACACGATCCGGCGCTTGCTGCCATCTACCCACAGGTGTGTCGCCACGTTCGAGTGCCCCGGAAGCAGAAACCAGTCCGGATGACGAAGCAGTTCCTCCGGGCTAATCGGCTCCTGTAGATGTGCGGCGTAGTAGGTGAACCAATCCATAAGTTCACCTGCAACGAAGTCCGAGAACGAGAGAACGTCGTCCTCCGCACCGCCCTTCGTCATGTGCTTCGTAATGGCGAACTGGCCGAAATCCAGGTCACCGATGCGCAGCATCTTCAACTCGCCTCGACGTGCGCCGGTCGCCAAGGCGACCACCAGCACCGCGCGGTCCAGTGGAGAATGAGCCGTCTCGATGGCGCTCATGGCCTGGTCCTCAGTCAGGAACAACTTCTTCGGCTTGACCTCCGGCACCGCGCCGACTAGCGCGAGAGGCGTCTCGACCCGCGAGTAGCCGTCGCGGCACGCCCACTGAAAGAACTTCGAGATACGTGCCCGGTACACGTTGTAAGTGCTCCCGGCGAGGTGTTCCATGTCATTGAAGTAACGACGTACCTCGGCTGCCCCGATCTGCGTCAGGTACAGATTACCGACACTGCGCAGGAACCCGTTCAGCACCTGCCTCTCCGCTATGATCGTCGCCGGCGACTTACGCGCCTGCCGGCGCGCGACTAGGTACATCTCTATGGCATCCGCCAGGCGGATCGCTCGCTTCGGCATCCCGAGTACGCTCCCCTCTCGCCCTACATTGGGGACACTGTACTTGTGATGTAGGAACATCACAAGTAGGTCAGCCTCTGCCTTCCACTACTACACTGACCCGTATGTCCGACCTGTGCGTTTAGACCCCTACCTCGGGGGGTCCCGCGAGGGGACGATACAACCGGCATGTAGTCGTTGACAAGCTAGCTACTTGTGGGAGCATCGACACCTGACGCGGGCGGCAGGGAGCCGCCCACTGACGAGGGGTCGAACCCATGCGAGGCGGACGCAAAATCCTGCCAGACGACACAGAGACGTGGTCAGCGCTACGGGAACAGTTCGGGAGCTACAGCAACATCGGCCAGCACTACGGGGTCAGCCAGCAGGCCGCAAGCGCGGCCCACGCTCGCGCCCTGGCGCGGCAGGGGCGCCCAGCCGGGGCCAGCGGCAGCTACGCCCAATGGATTCCGTGGTCAGTCCGGGTCCAGCACGCGAACCACCCGGCGTACCGCCTGCGCCTCAAGCTCGCGAGGCGGGAGACCGGTGGAGAGCTATCGGATACCGAGCTGACCCGCCTGGCGGAGTTCCTGGCCTTCTGTGAGGACGCCACCGACAGGGACGGCGCCAAGGTTGGCCCCGTTTCGCTGGCCTACTGGCCAGAGACGGCACAGGGCTTTTATCTGGTGCCCCGCCAGCCCGGGGACATCAACGGCGTGAGGGTGTAACCCACAAACGACGCCCACCCGAGGGAGGGGACCTCGGGTGGGCGTCGCTGGCTTATGGTACGACCCCTACAGCGCCGGGTCGTTGGGCAACAGGTACACGACGAACGCCGTAGCCACCGCGATGGCGCCCGTGGCCCATCGCTCAGCGTCGCCGGACAGCAGGCCGGCGGACACCGCCACAGCGGCGGCGCCAGCAAGGGCGCCCAAGAACTTCCGGACCTCAGCAAGATGCATAGCAACTCCCTCTAGGAAAGATTCACGCGGGCAGCGACGATGTCGTACTGCCGCTGATTGGCGTTCCGGGACTCATACACCGCCCGGTATGCGCCGACACTGTCGGCGCCCAGCCGCAGGCCCTTGACAATCCGGCCGTCAGGCAGGATGTAGTACCAAACGCCCGGCTGCACTTCCTTCGCGTACGGCATCATGTCTTTCTCCGGGATGGGTGGTGGAATGGGCGCGATCGGATCGGGCATTGCCCAGCGGCGCGTGTCCTTCGCCGCGCCCATCTGCACAGACAGATGAATGTGGGTCGTGTGCGGGTCGCTGCCGTAGTACGGCACCCACGTCCGCTCCGGGTCGGAATGGGACCAGTCAATCCGCTCCCAATACTGGTGCTGCCAGATGATGTACTTCACGCGATCATCTGCCAGGAGCTTGCCGACAAGCTCCTGACTGAAACTGGCGGCGGTGATGTCCACCGCCGTCACATACCAGAGGCCGTCCGCGCCCCGACGAGGATTATGGTCGGAGAACGATTCAGCCCTATGCCGGTCATCTCCGATTGAGCCGTCAGACTGGCGGGGCCTGCTTGGGTACGCGTCGTCAAGTTGCTCAATGAGCACCTTGAGGCACGGGGCTAGGACCCAGTCATCACCAGACAGCGCAACCATGGGCTCCCCTAAAGATCGATCGGTGGGCGGTAGGTTTCCAAGAGCCGGCGTAGCTCATCGCGCTCCGTTTCGGCCGCGAGCCGAGCGGCACGCTCGTTCAGCAGGTCGCCCTCTAGGCGGTCATTGAGCCTCTCCATTATCAGGACGCCCTTGCTGACGGTCTCTACGACGGTCACGCCCTTATCGGTCCGGAAGCGCAGCAGTGCAACCAGCCCGGCGGCGCCGCCAGAGCCCAGCAGGACAGTGAGAATGACGGGCAGTGTCGACATTGATCCCCCGCCTAATCCGTGACCCGGCGGACAATCTCATACGACACATACACCGCCAGCGCCCGAACCAGGGCGGCAAGCCCAAAGCCCAGGACTATGCCTCCCGGGACAGCGCCACCCGCCGCCGCTCGGGTGGTGAGAGTCACGGCGTACACGATCGCCGCAGTGCCCAGCCAGATCAGCCCCGCCAGCTCGATTCGCCTATGCGCCGGGCGCAACAGCCCGAACAATGCAGCGCTTGCACCGGCGATGAGTGTCGACGCCCACAGGTAGACGATCGGGCCGGGCAGCACCGATTCGATGCTGCCCGGCGGCGGCCCGAGGAACGTGGAGAAACCCGAGAAGATACACAGCGACTTTATGAAGATCGCCCACGGCTGATTCAGGACCACGGGCGGCAGCATCCGCGCGATCTTTCGGGCCCAGCTCTTCTTTCTGGGCGGGATCATCTAGTCCACCGTTCGTAGAGTGACGATCACCACGCCCGAGAGTCCACTGACTGGCGTTGATTGCTTATCCTGCTGGAACTCGACCTTGTCGATGACACAGAGCCTGGATTCGTCGCCGTACGGCAGGCGCGACTCGTAGGTTACTACGTCGCCGGCCTCTTCCATCTCTTCCAGTGCGCGCAGACGCGACCAGCCGGTGCCCCGTCCGCGCCGGATAAGGCCGGCGCGGTCCTTGTCGTTGTCCGCGCACGAAAGGGCGAGCTGGATAAGCCGCTGGCGTTTCGTTGCCGGCAGCGCCTTGATCTGCCATGACCTTAGTTCCCCGCCGGGCATCTCGAACCGGAGCTGGAACCATTCCTGCGCGCCCTGGAGCAGGCTGAACTCTTCCGGGTCGTCCAGTGCTGCGGCGACCGTGAGCAGCACGGCTTCTGCTGCCGATGGGGTGGCCCCGTAAACAGTGACACCGTCCGCGAAGTCGCCGCGCACGCGGCCACGTTTGAACAGCTTCGGTTCGGCCGTGGAATACCTGACCCGGCTGGTGCGAAGCCAGCCGGTCCGGGCGGTGCCCGGACCGGCACCCTCCAGGACGAGGCCGTAGCCGTCCACGGCGAATACCATTCGGTTCGCCATGACGGCGACGGCGGCCACGTCACCGGTCTGCGCCGTGGGACAGAGCAGATCCGAGGCCCACGCAAAACGCCCGGCCTTGTCTACCTGCGTGCCAATGTCGATGCGCAGCAGCGATGACTCGCTGTCTGTCGCTCTCGACCCCCCGCCGTACAGGTAGTCGCCCCGGCCGGCCAGCCCCCGCACGGGCAGGGTCGTGGTGAGGCTGAGAGGGCCGTAGACGGGCGAACCGTCCGAGCTGAAACCGCCGAGCCGCACCCCCCGGCTCGTGCCGAGAGCGAATGTCCCTGCGGCGTACGATGTCATCGAGTACACCCGCTCCCCGGAGGGGAGCTGGGCCGCGATCACCCCGGAACTCAGTGTCGGCGCCGCGCCGGCCGAGTCCAGCTCGAACAGGTACACCGCCGACTCGTCGCCGGAATACCCTGCTGCCAGGATTCCGGCCGGGGAATCCGCGAATGCCGTCCACCGCCAGTCCGTATTCGGATGGGTGTATTTCGCGGTAGGCAGTGACGGGCCGGTGCCGACCAGCTCGTACACGCTGTTGGCGATGCCGGCCATGAGCCGCTGCTTCACCCAGCCAAGGAGCGGCGTCGTGCCGCTGTTCCAGATTTTCGCCCCGGACCCGGAAGCATCGATCGGCCCCGAGTACACCCCGGTCGCGGACGCCGCGAAATACGATTTGCCGTCCGACACGAGGGACTGGATCTGATCAGTCCCGCCCCAGGTGTAGGTGACGGTCGTCGGAGAACCCGCGTCCGGCAGTTTGTACGCGGACAGGGAGGCGCCGAACGCAGTCACCGCGTACGAATCGGTGCCCCTGCGGGCACCGACCAGCCCACCGCACGTGCTGCCCGACACGATCACCCGCGTGGTGTCGGGCAGCTTCGTCACCTTGCCCGGTGTCCAGACGTCCACATTCTTCGACGCGTCGAACCGGATACGGTTCGTCTCGTCGTCGCCGCCGGGCTGCTCGAAATACAGCAGCCCAGCTCCCCCGTGAAACGACGACTGGCTACGTAGCCACCAGAAATCAAGCGTCTGCTCGCCCGCTTCCTGGGCCGAGTCGAACTGCTCTTTCCGGTAGGGCGCTGTCGCCCGCCCGTACGGCGTCTGCTGGGAATTGGCGAGGAGGAAACCGACGCCGCCGATAGCCACATCGACTGCCGTCGAGGCCATCGAGGACAGAGACGCGGTTGTCGGTTCACCCGGGCGGGCTATCGGCCGGTGAATGACCGTCGCCATCTTAGATCCCTACATCGTCAATGAACGCCGTCCACGCGATGATCTGCCCGTTGCCTGACCCGGCGCCTGTGCGCCGGGTGACGCCCACGGCAATCTCGTACGAGCCGGTGGACGGTGCCACGAAATCATCGGAGCCCACGACGCCCTCTTGGCCACGCCCGCCAGAGAAACTGATGTTCCGCGTCACGGTCACCACCGCCGTGGACGCCAGTGTCACTGTGCCGAATGCTGCCCGCAGGAAGGCGCGGACCGAGTTGTCGTCCGCGTCCGCCCCCAGAACCACCTCAAGGCGCATGTTGTACCGCCGGCCGGCGGTCAATGTCACCGTCTGCGCCGTGGACAGCACCTCAGTAGAACCGGACGACGTGACTACCGTCGTGGAGTTCAGCCGGGTGACACGGCCGCCCATATTGGCGGCGCGGATGTTGTCCGAGGAGTCCACCAGCATTCCGCCGGAGGCGGTCGCCAGCTTATTACCCGAGCCGTTGCTGTTGAGCGTCAGGCCCGTCGCTGTTACAGCGCCACCGGAGCCCACGGACCAGACAGTGCTGCCTGCCGCGTTCTGATGGCTGAACGCCAGCGCGGTAGTGCCGGCCGCCGGGTTCTTTGTATTTATGATTGGGGTGGCCGAGTCAACGAACGGGGTGACAGCTAACTTGCCCTCTTTATCGTATGCCGCTAGGTCGTGCCCGGCGTTGTCGCGGCACACGGCGAGCTTCGCGGTCTGCCCGGACGCGCCCTGCGCGACCAGGGGAATGGTCCCGGCGGACGTCGTCTGCGCCGTCACTGACGGCGCCCGGAGATTGCCCGTGTTGTCGAAAACGAACGTGGTACCTGTCCCCGCCGCATCCACGCCTTGCAGCAGCGCTGCCGTTCCGGACCCGGTCGCCTGAACCTTGAACGCAGGGTCCGTCGAGGTGGCCAGGCCACGGCTTGAGGACAGTGTTTTGTTCGTTAGCACCTGGCTATCGGTCGCGCCAACCAGCGTGCCCGACACACCATGAACGCCGCCCGACGCATTGACATGCGCGTTCGCCTCATCTGCATCTGTCGCGTCAACGACGTGCTCGAAGGGGACGCCGATGGCATGCGCCTTGGCGGTCGTGCCGCCATATCCTCGGGTGATCTGCGCCGTGGCCCCCGACGCGTTAGTGACCAGGACCAGCTCCTCGCCGGCCGTGCCGCGCTCCACCGCAACAACGTACGGGAACAGCGCGGGGAAACCGGCGAGACTCGTCACGGTCACCGACGTCACGGCGGCAGTCATGGACCCCGTCGTGGTCACCGCCGGGGCAAGGTTGGAATAATACCGGCGGGTCATTACCACGTCCTACGGGTGCGAATAGGGTAGCGGCCGTACAGCCGGTCGCGTTCCGCTTTGAGTCGCAGCATGTACTGCTGCGTCAGATAGCGGGATGCGGCGGCGCCCGTCCCCGGGTTGGCGTCGAATTGGGCATGTTCCACCGTGAACGTCTGCGTGCGCGCCAGGTCGGCGCTCACCACCAGGCGGGCGGCGGCGCCCAAGCACACAAGATCGGCCGCCGTCTCCGGAAGACCCGACACAGTAAAATCATCACCAGGTGAAAGCTGCGCCGGCTCGACCGCGTACACGATTTTGATCGGTCGGCCCGGCCACATGGCGTCACTGATGTCCACGCTGGCGCCGGTCGGGTAGTCGGAGCCCGGCTGCAAATCCAGGCGCCAGCCGTTCACCGGCACCCACTCCGGTGGGGTGCCGGGCGCCAGATACCGCA